GAACATATCTAACCAAGTCATCATTTATTTGTGGTAATTGGTTATCGTTTAAATCATATACAATAAACTCAATAGCATCCTTTTCACCAAATCCAAAGAAGGACTCAAGGTTACCTTCTTCAAATATTTTTCTATCGTTTGAAGATATTCTATACCCATGATTATTTAATATTTCCTTAAATGTTTTTATTGCCATGACAACTTGTTTCTTTTACTCATTTGCTTATCATATACATAGTAACAATATTGTTTTCCTACATTATGAATAAGTTTACCTATCCAATTATCTTTTGGTAATGTACCCACTTCATAAGCCATATGCTCAGTCCAAGGTTTTACCATCATATAAATCCACTTAGTATTTTGTGGTTTAGCTTTCATATACTTAACTACATTTCTAGCCCACATCATATATCCTAATACCAAACGAGGGTCTTTCTCATACATCATCTCACCATAAATTTCATCGGCGTTCCAAATGTGTTGAGGTAAGTAACCCTGATTGTATAATTCGTTACAAATGATTTTCTTTTTCTTAGTAGTTGCATTTGTAAGTTGTTGGTTAGCTGCAATCAATTGTGTTTGGTTAGTATTCAATTGAGTGTTTATCTGATTTATTGTTTGATTAAGATTTACTATCTGCGCTTGTGCTGATGTAAGTTGTTCTCCCAATAATGCGTTCTCTTGTAATAAAGAAGTATTTCTTGCACTTAATGAAACTCTTTGAATAGATTCTGCAGTTGCTTTTTGTATTGAGTTTTGTAAACTACCAATACTACTTTCTATCTTTGAATTTGCTTGTTGTGTTTGGTTTTGAGATACAGCTAATAGTAAATCTCTAGAATCAATCTCCACTGCAAGACTTTGGGTTACTATTTCTAATTCTTTAACCTTAGATGCTAAATCAAGAGTAACATTATTTAATCTTTCAACTTGTAATGTCAAATCTGCTATTAATTGATTAGCTTGATTATAAGATGTAAGTAATATTGTTGGTGGTAAATCCGGTGCTTCCACTGGTATTAATTCCACAATATTAGTATCTATTGATTTTATAACTTCAACCTCATTATATTTTGGTTTTGTTAATTTACCAGAAACTATACCATCAGTCGCAACAGATCCACTAAATACATGAACACCAAAATCATTTTTAGTTTTGATTGCCAATGAACCACTAACTAAAAGTTCTGATATTTTATCTTCATTTCGTAAACCTGTCTTTATTAATCTTTTTATCATTTCTAGTTCTTTGCTATACTAAATGTTATATTATCATCAAAATATTGAGAGCCACCATTTTGTTCAACCATAAATTCTATTTTATAAACCCTATCAGCTTCCCAATTCGATAGATTAAGTTTTATATAGTTTCCATCAGAATCACAACTTATTTTAGAATAGTTGCCAAACGGAATTATAATATCATTAGATGAAAAATCTCTTATTTGATAATATGTAGTTTGTGGTAAATACTTTTGAGTATTATATGAAAATTGATTAGAGAAAGTTTTTAATGGATATAATTCTCTACCAAATATTCTTATTTTAGCAATACTATTTAGTTTATATTCTTTCTTTAAATTATTAATACCAATTTTAATATCTTCTGCAGTTAATGCCGTCAATGAACCAGTTACATATAATTGGTCATCCCAACCTATTCTAATCTTTGGTTGATATATCGTATGAGTCTCTTTACTAAAAAATTTAATTACACCATAATCTTCTGTATTGGATTCTACTTCGGTTGGATATTTTAAAATAAATCCATCATTTGGTCTTACAATACCATTTACAGAACCAGTCATCCAAATTTGTAACATAGATTTTACATCCATATTAATATCAGAAGTTTGATAATTAAATGATTGAGAAGCTGCGTATTGTGTCCACCAAGTTCCACCTACTCCATTGTTTATACTAGCGGTTGTATTTGGTGCAAAGTTATTTTGTAACCATTCTAAGTTAGTATCACCTTCTCTATAATTCCATGTTACACCTTGTGTTGATATGTTATCAAAACGAGTACCAATACCCATTTGCCAACTACCAGATAATGCATTTGCATATATTGTATATTCTAATGGAATTTCATTTGTTTGAGTTTCTCTTAAAATTAAATTTGCATCATTAAATCCAATACTACTATCTACGATTGATTTAGATATATAACCCAAATCAAATTTAATTAAAGTATGAGATACATCCTTTATGTTACCATAATATATTTTACTTATTTCTAAGATTTCATCAAGCCCAGTATTTTGATTGGGTTGTTGAAGATAAAGCGTTGCATCTTTTGATGCTGTTAAAAAGTAGTATCCCATTATTTTGCTCTTCCTTTTATGTCCGAATCCGGATATTTAATTTCAAAAATAGATGGGTCTAAAGATGGATATACAATCTTAGCTTTAGTTGCCGCTTCTATATTATATGAATTTGGTCCGTACTTACCACCACATTTATTCACTATTGATAAACTTGGAACAGATGAAACTCCTTCTATATTTGCTATTAATAATTCAACTTCACTCAAATTTATTGTTTGATTAAATTGCCAGTTATCAATATTAAAATAATCTTTTAATTCTGCAATACATTTTGCTAATACTTCACTTTTATTATAATTCTGATAAACTGATATTTCAAATTCAATACCTATGTTTATAATGAATCCATCATTAATATTAATACCATCAGTTAGTAATCTATACTCATTTAAATAAGTCTTTACATTTTCTTTAACGCCTCTAGTAAGTGGTACTAATCTTCCAAATAAATCATATCCTAACAAATATAAATTAATTGCAAATGGGTTATTCTTTTCATTTTCATTTGAAGTCTTTCCAATTAAATATTGTGTAATATCTTCTTTTACCGATTGCTCAGATGGTTCTTCACTATCAGGCATATTTACAAAACTCATTACTAAATCAGTAAATTCTTGCAAATTATTAGGCGATGCTAATATGGATGCCGGTGAGTTATTATCTATTGTACCATCAGCTACAGCGTATGCTTTTGCAACTGCTCCAAATTTTGCAGGCATAGATAAAACTCTTACCTGATAATCTTTTGCTGTTACTGCTCTATTTTGAGAACCAAAGTTTGCTAAAGCGTTTTGTCTAATTTCTTCAACAGTCTCGCCCCCTCTACCACCTGCAGCGGTTACTTCATTATCAATCGCTACAGAGTTTTTTGTTGCTTCGTAAATTGCTCTTTCACTATCAGTCAATGCTTGTGTATCTTCTTCAAATTCTATTTTATTAATTCTAGTCAATTGACCGGTTGCTACATTTGATTTAACACCACCACCAATTAAATATCTAACAGTCATTGTTGTTGCCGATGGCGATGTTCCGTATGTTTTTGTTTTTAAGAAGTTTGTTGGGTCGAATGATTCTTCTAATCTACTAATAGAGTTTGGTAATCCCAATCCAACATTTTTAAGATTTGGAATTAATTGCTCATCCGATGCCGATGAATCACCTGCGCCAAATTGAATAACAGTTCTACTTTCTTCATCTACTTTTGCAACAAATCTTCTTGGAGTTTTTATTGTTTTTAAAATATATGGTACAGTTGTTTTAAATTGATATAAATCTGCATCATTTACTTCTGTATTTGGTACATCTATAAAAACCATTTCTTGTGCCAAATATGGTACTTCATACCATTTGTTATTACCACTATCTCTTACATCGTATATTTGAATAACATTAGTTTCATCTAATACTATTTTTTCAAATGGAGAATATGAATCAAATGTAACTGCCTTCTCTACCAACTCACCAGATATTGCTTGTACATATTTTTTAATTAAATAAAAGCTTGGTTCTCCAGTTGCAGAATCTCTTTGATAAACACTAACTTCTCTACCATTTTCATCGGAAAAATCAACAGCGTCTGTTGTTCTGAATAATATACCATCTTTTGTTGATGCTGATTGTAATCCTTCTTTGATTCTTAAAAAATATTTTGTATCAGGTAAATTATTTACTCCGATTCCAATAGATGGAACTAACTGATACACCGATATTGTTGTAATTGCTGGCGATGATACCTTTGGTTTGTATCCTAAATATTGAGATAATGCTAATACACTTTTTATATCTTCAGCATATACCATCAATGATTCTTTTAATGTATCATCAATATAATATGATAGAGAATCACCTATATAAGATGCCATCTCAATAAACATCATACCAGGAGATGATTCATTAAAATCAGAATATGTTTTTGGGAAATAGCTTTTTGCAAACTCTACTAGATTATTTCTAAATCCAATAAAATCTTTATCAAGATATTTTATATCTTTTCCTTTATTTTTAAAATTTTTATTTGTTACAGTTATTCCCATTTTTTATTTATTAAGCGGCTATTGTAAAAGATACAGTATTTAAATCAGGTTGATTTAATAATCCAAAAGTAACAGACACATTAACTAAGTTATTATCTCTATTATTATTTGTACTTTCTACATCTATTTGTTCTATTGTAACATATGGTAACCATTGTTCCAATGCAATTGTTATTGCATCTTCAATTTTACCAGGCAAAGTATCATCATTAAAATCAAAAAGTAATTCTTGAAGACCACTACCAAAATTAGGTTGCATTACTCTTTCACCTTTTTTGGTTAATAGTAAATTTTTTACATTTGATTTTATTTGCTCATTAGTTGTAAAGGTTTGATTGAACGCAGTATTACCGATTTGGATTGGCAATGATATACCTATCGCATAATCTTCATACTTTTTAGTATCTTGTACTAATTTTTGTCCTAATACAATTGCCATTACTTCTTTTTAAATCTTTTTACAAGTTCTGAATAATCTCTATTCAGAGCTTTATCTATTTCAGCTACTCCAGTATTCACACCCAATCCAGTTGGAGAAGGTCCTTTAGCCATTTCACCATAACCCATTTTTTCAGCTAATGCAGTACCACCTACAAGTGAACCCATGTCACCTTGTCCAAAATTCATTGTTCTATACCCACCATCTCCTTGTGGAATTCCACCTCTTGTTTCATTTAGGATTTGGTTAATCATTGGGTTTTTGCTAAATGTTTTTTGTGGTGCTACTTTTTGTTGAACTGATTCTTGAATTGGTTCATCCTCCATCATAGCCTTAGCCATTGATAATCCAGTATTTTTAGGTTGTACTGGTTGTCTACCTTCGCTTAATAATCTTTTTACTTCCTTTTGTACGGATTCTTTGATTAACGCAGGTAATTGCTCCTTCAATTCCTCTTTTATAAGGATTTGTATAGCTTTTAATAGTTTATCTGTGTCCATATATTGTTTTGTTATGTTTATAAATATTTCAATTAAGTATTTTTGAGATTTAACCTGAAAAGGTTATATTTCTATTCATATATTGAAACGTGCATAGGGTCATTACGACTTAACCATGTCATTCCCTGTGATTTAAATATTGCAGCAACTTGCTGAAATCCTTTATCAAACTCATTTAAATCTCTAACTTTTGTCTTACCACTATATATCCCGTCATCTTTAAAATTATAACCATATGGATATACAGATGTGTTCATATCTATTGCAGTTCCCCAAGCGTGATTTGAGAATCGGGTTCCACAAGTTACATTTCTAACTGCAAGTCCGCCGGCACAATTTTCAATATATTTTTGTAAACCCTGTGCTTTTATTTTGTCAATAGCTGGTTTTATGATTGCTGCTAAATTTTTATGAACCATTATTTTAGAAGCACCTTTTTTAGTTGGGAACATAATTTCAGTACAATTAGCTTTTAAATATTCATTATTAACCTTATACCAATATCTAGGACATTTTCCACTTTCAGTTGTTTGTACTTCAAATGAACCAGGCGAACCCTTTGCTGGCCAATGACCGCTTCCACATTTCTTAAATAAAGCCTCATCACCTCTACCAGCTAATTGTGGTTTTGGTTTATCCGGCGTACCTGCACCAGAACCACCACTAGCACCGCTAGTGCCAGCTGTTCCTGATGTGGGTCCAGTACCAAAATCAAGACTACCACTTTCTCCAAGTGGTGGGTCTTCTCCTAATATTACGCCATCATCACCGGATTGATTAACTTCTTCATTATACTCTTTGACAGAATTTAAAGCTTCTTCTGAAGTAACTTGACTGTTATTTGCCATAGCATCTTCTTCACTTGCGAATTGAGCTTCATAAGCGGCCTGACTAGCTGGGTATTCTACATTTATATCTCTTTCAATTACTGCCGCTTCTTCGGAATCAAAATCACCAGCTTCTCCACGTTTTGCTGGAGTAACCATATATCCAGTCCAATTTATTATACCAGGTCCCGGAGTTCCAATCGGTGGATATAATGATACTGTATTTATAACACCACTCACAGTAGATAGATGTAGTGTAGCATATGATATAAAATCATCTACTATAACAGATGTTTTTTTTGTTGGTGGAATTACTGACATATTATAGTTTTTTATTCATATATTGAAACGTGCATTGGGTCATTTCTACTTAGCCACGTCATTCCCTGTGATTTGAATATTGCTGCCACTTGTTGAAATCCTTTATCAAATTCATTCAGGTCTCTAACTTTTGTCTTACCACTATATATACCATCATCTTTAAAATTATATCCATACGGATAAACAGAAGTATTCATATCAATAGCAGTTCCCCATGCATGGTTTGAGAATCGGGTTCCACAAGTTACATTTCTAACTGCAAGTCCGCCGGCACAATTTTCAATATATTTTTGTAAACCCTGTGCTTTAATCTTTTCTATTGCGGGCTTTATAATTGCTGCTAAATTTTTATGAACCATTATTTTAGAACTTCCTTTTTTAGTTGGGAACATTATTTCAGTACAATTAGCTTTTAAATAATCATTATTAACTTTATACCAATATCTAGGACATTTTCCTTTTTCAGTAGTACTTACTTCAAAATTACCCGGAGTACCTTTTGCCGGCCAATGTCCATTACCACATTTCTTAAATAAAGCTTCATCA